CCATATAGATTTCAGCGCCTTCCTCCCCATCGAGGAAGTACAGATCCAAGGCATCGCTCGCATCAAATGTGGTTTTTCCGTTCTTGCGCGGGACCTCAATGTATGCCTTACGGAACCGGCGTGTACCGGTATCTTTCCTGACCCATCCATGTACAATCCATTTGATGAACTGCTGCCATCCCTCCAAGCGGAGGTATTCATTGCGCTTCGCCCATTTCCCCTTCGAATGTTTCAACAGCTGCGCGAACCGTATGGACCTGATGGCCTTTTGTTCATCGAACCGGTATGGCCACGATGGGCTCTTGGATCGTTCCAGATCTCGGACATGCCTTTGCACCGCAAGGCGGACGTACCGACAGACTATTGCTTTTCCTGACAGGACGTCCTGGATATACTGCTTCGCCCGGATTATTTCGTGCTCAGCCATGGTCGGTAAGCAAATCCTCCATCGGATCCACTTTTCTATGATCACGCGTGATATCGATCCGATTCCGCGAAGCTGGGATGAGACCGAATTGTATGGAGTACCGTAAGAAATCGGAACGGGCTTTCTCCATGACGATCAGCTCGGGCATGTTTTTCCGCTCATAGGCCCTGTTGCGCATGTAGTCCTCAAGGGTACGCTTGCGTTTGAATTCGTCATGGAATACGATGTGCTCAGCTTCTTTCCATTGTCCGAAAGTGGCGGCAGTGACCTCAAAGGATGGTATGTCGACATTCGTGAGTACACCGGTTTCCGCCAGTTCCCCGATGTGCTCGTTCCAGAAAGCCTTCCCCCATTTGTTAAGGGTGGATGGAGGTCGGAGCTTCCGGTCCAGCGGGGGTGGTGGTTCCGGTTCCTGTTCGGGATTCCGGTCCTTCCTGAATGTCCCTTGCAGGATTTTCAGTTGCCTTGGTTTTCTTGGTCTGCCACCCATGTGAAAATCTCCATTTTGACAACGCGTGAAGCTGCCTACGGCCGCGGTTTGACCCACGATTCCTACAGCGATTCTACCCGCCCCCCCCTGCGGGAACGCGCGAAGTGTTTCACGCCCTCATTCCTCATGCTCCAGGAGCCACGTGAGGGCCGTCGTGTCGGGCGGCAGATGCCTCTCGGTGATCTCGGTGAACACCTTCTTGCGGCCGTCCACCTCGGTCGTGGTGACGCGACGCTCCTTGTAGTCGTATCCCACCGCACGCTTGCCCAAGGCCGCCAGCCAATCATCCTTGCGCCCGAGCACCCGCGCCTTCGCGTAGTCGATGTCGAGCCGGTGGTCCCTCGCATAGCTCTGGAACTGCGGCAACGAGACCCCGAGGACCTGCGCGATCTCATCCTCGCTCCTCCCCGCACCCTCCAGCTCCGCGATCCTCCGCGCCACCATCGACAATTCTTTCTTCCGGCTCGTCATCGCAACCCCTTCGCTCGAGTCTCGCCTGCGACCCCGTCATGTGCTCCCAACGCCTCACGATCACGTCGCAGTATTTCGGATCAAGCTCCATCGTCAGGCAGGAGCGTCCCGTCTGCTCGCACGCCACCATGGTCGTGCCCGATCCCCCGAACAGGTCCAGCACGACATCCCCGGCCCCGCTACTGTTGGCGACGGCCCTCGCCACCAACGCCACCGGCTTCATGGTCGGGTGCTCGTCGCTACGCTTCGGCCGGTCGATCTCCCACACGTCGGACTGCGTGCGGTCCTCGAGCGGCCTCAAGCGTGCCGCGCCCTCGCGCCAGCCGTACCACATCGGCTCGTATCTGGTGTGGTAATCCTTGCGGGAAAGCACCAAAGTGTCCTTCACCCACACTATCGTCGTCGACCAGTGGTATCCCGCGGCCTGCATGACGCCCATCAGCGTGCCCCACTCGGACGACGACATGACCACGTACACCATCGCACCCGGTTCGGTGTGCTCGGCCATGTTCCCGAACGCATGCATCAAGAAGGCGTGGAACTCCTCGGCGGCCATGTTGTCGTTCATGATCGAGCGCCCGCTCTCGTTGTGCTGGACGTTGCCGTAGTCGACGTTCCACGGCGGATCGGTGAACACCATGCGGGCCTTCGCACCGCCCGCCAGGAGCGCGACCGCTTTCGCGTCGGTGCTGTCGCCGCACAACAGCCTGTGCCTTCCGAGCACGTACAAGTCGCCCGGTTTGGTCACCGGCTCGGCGATGTTGCCGAGTTCCTCGACAGGATCGAACGTCTCGTCGTTCGACACGTCGCTGCCCAACTGGCTGAGCAACTTCACGACCTCATCGTCCAAAAAGCCGGTCTCGTGGCCGCTGTCCTTGAGCTCCGTGAGCAACGCCGCCAACGCCGCGTCGTCCCAAGAACCCGAAATCTTGTTCATGGCGAGGTTGAGGGCCTTCTCGCGCTGCTTGTCCAAATCGACCACGACAACGTCGATCTCAGTCTCGCCTTCCTCGCGCAGCACCTTGAGCCGCTGGTGGCCGCTGATGACCGTGTTGTCCGAGTTGACGATCACCAAGTCGACGTACCCGTACTCGCGTATGCTCCGCCTCAGCTGCTCGAACTCGACGTCGCCGCTTTTGAGATCCTTGCGGGGGTTGTACCCCGCGAACACCAGTTCGGATATCGAACGCTTCTCGATCCTCATGCATCCCTTCCTTGTATGCCGGTCAACGCTTCTTCGCGAACCGGCCTTCCCGGTCGCGCAGCGTGTCCTTGCTTGCCGTCTTGCGTGAATGCTGGCTGCGCAGCAGCGGAGTCAACGTGTACCTCCGGTGGTCGGGCTCGACCGCCGGATCATACGGCGGATCGTGGTCGACGTCGTACAGCGGCCAGTCGGATCGCGGGATGCCGCTCCGCCCGAGCACTTCCTCACGGACGCGACGCCATTCGTTCGTGTAGCCGCGTTTGCTCCGCGAGGGGCGCCGGTCCGTCTTGCGCCGCGGGCAATCCGCGCACCCGAGGCCCATGCCGTCGCAGGTCCTCCGTTTCGCCTCGCACCAGAACACCGTGTTGCGCATCGCCATCACGATCCCCCGCCTCCACCGTCCCGGATGCCGAAAATATCCTCGAGCTCGTCGAAGTAATCGGCGTCCAGGTCGTAGTCGTAATGCACCCCGTCGATCGCGGTGTCGTTCTTGATCGCCCGGTAGACATCCACCTTGGAGACCTGTGCGGCCTCGGCCGCTTCCGACAGGCTCCGGTAATGGACGACCCAAGTCTCCGAGACCGCCAGCACCGGGGTCTTTTTGCCCCTCATGTGGCCCACCTGAGGGCCAACCCCTCATCGTTGGACGTTCCTTCCTCGAGCAACCGGTAAGCCTCGCACAGGGTGATGTGGTGGCGGGCGACCACCGCCGCCAACTCGAGCGCCCCGCCGACAGGAGTGCCGCCCAACAGCACGCGGACCCTCTTGCCGCCATCGCGCATGCCAGCCGGGACTGCCGAGCCCTCGCTGGCCAGCGTCCTCACCTTGGATTTTCCGACCACCGCGCGATACCGGTTGTACGTGTCCAGCGTGTCCCTCCCCGCCAAAGCGCAGTACATCTCCAACAACCCTTGGTCTTCGAAAAACATCACCGCTTCATCGCGGTGAGTGCCCGGACGGCCGACCAGGTCATCGAACGCGAGGTCGATGACCGCACCCGCGAGACCCACTGCTGCTTCATGGCTCTTGATCATTACAGGTCTCCGCCGGGTCGCCCGGCTTCACAAGTTCGACAGGTCGTCCTTGATCCGGGAAAGCGATTTCTTATGGTTGAACACCATGAAGGTGTCCTGCACCGTGCTGAGCCTCACCATCACCGACCCCACCGACACGCCAGCCTTGCGCGCGACCTCGGTCAAGGTGGCCGTTTGCGGCCAGAACGGTATGGCGTCGACGATCTTCAACGAGACCGAGTCGAACGCCTTGTGCCTCACGTGCGGCTGGCATGGCTTTGGCATGTTCGACGTGACCCTGCTTCCCTTCATGCCCCTCTCCTCGCGCTGTCGCGCTCCCAAACCGCAAGGACCTCCACGGCACCCAGTTTCCTCAGCACCGCCTCGTCGAAATACCCATGGAGCGCATCCGGCAGCAGGTTCGTCGCGATCACCGTCCGCTTGCAATCGTTGTCGCGGTTGGTGATGATCTCCCCGAGGATCCTCGCCTCATGCTCGGTCCATGACGTGCGCCCGATCTCGTCGATCCCGAGGGCGTCGACCTGCGAGTAGCGCTCGATCACTTGGCTCTCGGTGGGAACGTCCTTGCGCCCGCTGTAGGTTTCCCTGATCGCCCGGTAGATCACCGCCTCGGTCACGTAGCGCGCATCGCCGCCGCGGTACATGGCCTCCTTGAGGCAGCCGATCATCAGGTGCGTCTTTCCCCGTTCGGTGGGGCCGCAGAGCGCGACCGCTTGTACCGCACCGGAAGCGAAGCCCTTGCAGACCTCCAGCGTATGGCGCATCGCCGATGTCGTGGCGATCCAGTTGTCCAGGCTCCGGTCGGCGAACTTGCGGGGTATGCCGATCCTCCCCGCCATTTCCATCATCCTGCCGAGCCTCACACCGTCGACGACGGATGCCCGGTCGGCCTCCACCCGGCAAACGGGGCATCCGGTGGTGCCGATGGCGTATTCTTCGCCACCTTCGAGGTACCCGTATGTCTTGGCCTCGAACGCACCGTGGCGCGGGCATTGTTCCTCGCGGCTCCTGAGCAAGCCGATCTTGTCGGAGCCCGGAACCAACGCTTTCAGGAAATCGTTCATCGCGTCCCTCCCTTGAGGTAGTCGTCCCATGCGGCCTCGGTGCCCAATCCCCGTTGTGACGGCTGTCCCTCCACCGGGCGCCGTTTGTTGGATTTGATGCGTTCGGGGAACAAACCGCGGTAACCGCTCTCGATCGAAGTGTCGATGCACCGGATGCGTTCCTCGTCGGTGTCGAGCTCCCCGGTGAGCCGGTTGAGCGCAAGGCGCATGGCGGCATCGGTCATCGGGGCGCGGATGTCTTTCCGGAATTGCGCGAACCGCACTAGAGCCTCCCGGAGCGGTCCTTGGATTCCGTCGGGGATCACCGGCACTCCCGACGACGGGGTGCCCTTGTGTTTTGCTGAGGGCTTGGGAACCTTGGGGGAAATACAAAGGGGGTCTTCTCTTGTTTCTAGTACACTAATCTTTTGTTCGGACAGATTTGTCCAACCCTCGGACACTTTTGTCCGACCCCCCACGCCTGTTGGGGTACCGTCGGACAAATTTGTCCAACCCCCCACCTGTTTTGTCCGACCCTCGTTTTCGATGCTTTCTTCCGGCTCGATGGGTTCCAACCGGGGCTGGCACGGGTCGAAACCATCGTCGATCACGGCCTTGTACGCATCAGGGCAGAGGCGGTAGCAACTGAACACACCGCCTTCCTTGAACGTCCTGCGCTCGAGGATGCCGGAGTCCTGGAGCCGGTCGAACCTGCGCGAGATCGTCTTGGGCGATCCCCCCGCGATGGGTATGTCCTCAAGCACCCCGGCGAAGTTGACCCAAAACCACACCTCCCCGTCGAGGACCACCTGGCGCATCCTCCCCGTCGCCTGATAATCGACGAACCAACGCAACACCAGCGCCTCGTCCATCGACAGCCCGAGCTCGACGAGCCTGCGCTGTGAGAATCCGAGAATCGTGTACCTCATCTTCCGATTGCCTCCCCAGGGCTTGAGAATTTCCTCGTGATCGGATCCTCCCTGACGTACTCGCTTTCGGATGCCTTCATCGGGCGGACGCCGAACTCATGGGCGACCTCGCGGAGCCTCCTGAGCACGGTCGAGTCCAGCGGCCTGATCCTCCGGCCGTTGACCCCCAATTCGCTGACGACCTCGGCGTGTATCTGGTAGCCGAGCTTCTTCTGACCGAACGGCCACCGCTGGCACACGCGCCGGGTGGCTTCCTTTATCGACATTTGTCTCGCCATGACGGGACCTCCTTCCCGAACGGCTCACTCGAATGGATACGGGTCGTGGAACTCGCGCCCCACGGCCTCGTCTTCAATCCAAGGCTCGAGGACATCGAGGGCGACGGTGCGTTCGTCGACCCCGTCGCTGATCCTCGCGATCCCGGCCTTGATCCACACGATCCTGAACATCCGCCCGCAGTAACGCACCCAATCCCAGGTTTTCACCATCGGCTCCATCGGTCCTCAGAAGGGCATGCCTTCATCGAAATCATTGGCGTCCATGCCGCGGTAGCGGTATTTCTGCTCACGGTCCTTGTCCTTCCCCTTGTCTTGGGCGGGCTTGGAAACGGGCTGTTCCGGATTCTCGTCGGACGCTTGTTTCTGTTTCGGTTGCCCGATGAGGTGGAGCTTGCGCACCAACACCCACGTGCGGCTCGAACGCTGCCCGTCGCGTTCCCAACTCTCCTGCCTCAACTCGCCCTCGATCCCGACCTGGCGGCCCTGGGTCAAATGCGGCACCAGTTTCTCCGACGGATTCCAATACATCGCCTCGATGTAGCTGGTCCGCTCGACCGGGTCCTTGTCCTGGCGGCGCTCGGTGCGGTTGACCGCCAGCACCATGCGGCATGCCCTGCCGCCCCGGGTGTCCTTGTTCTCCGCATCCCTCACCAGACGCCCCATGACCCCTACGAAATTCATGTCGTCCATCACGCTCTCCTTTCCCAAACCAGTGGGTGCATGCGTTCCCGGCNNAACCAGTGGGTGCATGCGTTCCCGGCGCCGATGCTCACTCGGCGTCGATCCTCAGCATCTCGCTGTTGCGCTGCAAAGGCGTCACGACCGCCGTCACCTTCCTCCGTTCGAGCCACGCGTCGATGTCCCGACGGTCGAACAGGATGCACGACCCCTGCTTGATGTGCGGGATCTGTTTCGTGTGCACATACCGGCGCACGGTGTTCTCCGACAGCGTGGTGTACTTCGCGCACCCCTTGGTGCGCATGTATCTCGGCTCTTCCATATCCGATCCTCCCGTTCAGTGCCGCATCGCGGCCTCATGTGAAAATCCGTAATCCCCGTCCATACGGGCGGGCAGTATCGCAGGGGGAGGAATCGAACCTCCGCGCTCCAGCGCATGGGGCTGGCGGGCTTCCTTTACCCGACCCTGCTGCATCTTCCATCAGGGACATCGCTCCGTCCCGCTTCAGGTGTCGGGG